TTAAAGAAGGTAAACGGCTTATTCTCACTTCTGCTATTAGTAATGGTATATCCTGCTAATTTGGCTCTATTACTTTCATTATCTGCACATACTATCTTTACTTCTTCATTACTAAGGTCACAGTATTGTAAGATGGATGCTATATCTGTAACCGAATTTATAAAGAAGAAGGCTTCATAGCTTCTATTACCATTTATTTCTATAACCCCATCTTTCTTATAAGCATTGATATAGTTAGCAGCCTTAATATATGGCTTATTAGTTAAGTCCAGTTTAACTATCATTGTATCAGTTTCATCCCAAACAGCTTCTATTTCTTCTACATCTGCTAAACAGCTAGGTTTAAAATCAGCTTGAATAGGAGTAGCTGACATAAAGCAGAATGATTTGTAGCTTCTAAAGGTACTTAATACACCATCTATAGCCTTACTTCTGTAGCTATAAGCCTTTAGTAAGATGTGATATTCATCTACCAGTAACCTGTAATCAGTTGGTTCTAAGTATTCAGCTAATTTACCTATCTTATCATAAGTACACATAATCTTCTTAGTTCCTTTACCTTCTGCATATTTCTTTAATTCCTTCTTTACTGAATAAGAGAATACACCGAATAAGCCGAATACAGTTTGCTCTTTACCATCATAGTTAGTAATAGTGGCTACACCAGCTTCACTAAGACCAGTCTTATTAGTAATAAGTTCGGTAGTGGGTACTGCTATTACATAGTTTTCATTATTGAAAAGAACTATAGTAGTTCCACCACAACCAGTAACAACTTTATTAAAGATGCAGTTATAAGGTAAATCTGATAGGTTTAAATAGCCATTGCTTGAATTGATTAATAATGTTTTCATAATAATTAGTTTAGATTAGTTTGTAAAGAATCTGTAGTTTAGTTCATATAATCTGTGATAAAAATGGTTACGCTATCTGGGTAAGTAGAAATCTGAATAGATGTATATCTGTAGCAAATAATTTAAGTTTGGGTATGTAACTTTTTTAGTAGTCTTAAAGGTATAATTTGCAAATTTTGGTTACACTTGAAATAAAATAATAAGCGTATCACTACGCTTACTATTCTACGCTTAACTAACCCAAACTCAAAAATTATGATGAATAATTAACATTCAGTACCTAAAATATGCTCAAAAGGTACTTATGGTAATAACTTTGTGATTCTTAGATGTGAATTAAGTGGAAGAACTGGCTAATCAGCTAGCCAGTCCACTTAGATAATCGAATTAAAATCTATGTTTCAGTATGATAGTTTCCTTCATTTATTGTAATACAAAGATAGTGAAAGATTTTGATATATGCAAATTAATTGTAACAAATTTTAAAATTTATATTGAGGGTGCTATAACAGCTATATTCTTGTATTACAGTACGCAAAGTGATGGATGAATGAACTTAAAGTAAAGTTTCTTGTCACTTCTTTCCACTAGACCAGCTTCTAAAGCTGAATATACTGTATTATGTTGTACCCCTATTTCGTGAACTATTCTATTCAGAGATAGGTCTACAATATTGGATGCTATTCGTGACCAGCATTTGAATCGGATTAAGAAGCCGATTACTAATCTATCTACATCTGTATCTAACAGGCTGCTATCTATGGTTACAAAGAACTTGGTAGGTTCTGTATAGCTATACTTATTACTGCATCCAGTTCTATCTATTGTTAGGTTGGCTACTTCTTCAAACTTCTTTAGATGGTTAAAGATGGTAGTTTCACTAACACCTGTTATTCTTACTATATCTTTAATAGTACTATCTGGATTCTTACTAATGGCTACTAATGTGCAGAAGTAAGTAAATGCTTCATTATTGGTTAATGCCTGTAATACTGGTATGCTTAATTTAATGTTCATAGTGATGTTCTTTTGCGTGGCACTCTTTACAGATAGACATAAGGTTATTAAAGTCAAATGCTTTGGCTAGTCTTTTAGTGCCAGTATAATTCATAAAGGAATCTATGTGGTGAATATCTTCTGCTGCATTAATAATGCCTTTGGCTAAACAGAGTTCACATAATGGCTGCTGCATTAGCTTAGCTAGTCTTAATTCCTTCCATTTGGTAGATTGGTATATCTTCTGTCTTTCTTCCCTGTTAAATGTTCTGGAAGGCTGCTTATTCGGTTTCTTTAGGTATGGCATATAGTTCTGATGGTATTATGTATTCACCTTCTTCATTCTGTACTTCCAATGGTGCTAATTTACTATTCATTGTATAGCTGGACTTCTTAGCATAGCATCTTATAGTATTGAATTGCACTCTTAGTAGTTCTAATACAGATTCTTCTGTTACATCTTCCAGCCCTACTTCCATACATCTTATTACTGCTTTCTGTAGGAAATCTTCTACAGTCTGGGACATATAGATAGTATCTTTATAGTATGTGGTGTATTGCTTTACTAATTCGGGATAATGTTTGGCTATTATATCAGCTATTTTAGAAGCATTTCTATGAAGTGGCTTATCTATTACTGTATTGTAGCTGTACTGGTCATATTGTGGCTTCCAGTTAATTATCTTATCTGCTGTTTCTATATCAATGTGAAATAATGCTGCTGCTTTGTCTAGTCCGTAATCATATATATACTGTAGAAGGACTGATTTAGGTGGTCTTATCATTCTTGAATTTAATGTACTGGTTAATGGTTTCCCTGTTATAATTGAAGAAGTCTTTTAGTATGGCTTCTATCAGTGGTGCTTTATCTGATTTGTGGTTAGTATGTTCATCTATAATATCAATATTTCTATTAAAGAAATCTGCTATTATCAATCTTAGTAGTTTAGACCTGTCTTTGCCTAGTAATTGCTGTAGTTCTGTTAGTAGCAGGTCAGTATTTAGGTCTATTTTAGCTTTAATTTCTATTGGGTAATTACTTCTTCTTTCCATAGTTTAGCCTTTAATTGTATTACAAATTTACTAATACCTTAACAGACTTCCAAATAAATAATACACATTCTTTGATAATCATATTATAGTGATTATAAGTCAATTAGAGCCATTACATAGCTTTATAAATTATAAAAATTAAATAGACTATAATATGATAAATTACACTATTCCAAAGGACATTGAAAAGGATGCTAAGGTATATATGCAGAATGTACTGGAACAGCTGGATAGTACTGGTATGTTAGAGAATGTGGATAGTGCAGCTTTAACAATGCTGGCTAGAAACTACAGTATGTTCATTAAGGCATCCAAACAGTTAGAAGATGAAGGTTTGACTGTTACCAGTGATAGGGGTAACATTGCACCGCACCCAGCTATTAAGATTGCTAAAGATGCTCAAACGCAAGCTATGAAAGTTATGCTGGAGTTCGGACTAACAGCTAAGGCTAGAACTAAATTGCCTAAAATAGAACAGGACGGGTATAACCCATTTGAGCAGTTTATAAAGGAAGGAAAGGAAACTAGGTAATGGTTTATATGGGCAGTAAGAATAGGATAGCTAAAGAACTAATTCCTATTATAACACAGGATTTGCAGTCTAATCAATGGTATGTAGAACCGTTTGTAGGTGGCTGTAATATGATAGATAAGATAGACCATCCTTATAAATTGGGTTCAGATAACAATAAGTATTTGATAGCATTATTTAAAGCTATTCAGAATGGGCAGGAATTACCAGAATACATTACTAAAGATGAATATAAAGAAGTAAAAGCTAATAAGGATAATTATCCAGATTGGTATGTGGGCTTTATTGGATTTGTATGTAGTTTTAGAGGTAAGTTCTTTGATGGGTATGTAGATAATAACATCTTAAAATCCACAGGTAAATATCAACATTATCAGAAGCAACAAATTAATAATGTACTAAAACAGTCCGCTAAACTTAATGATGTGAAATTAGAATGTTGTTCTTATGATGCTTTAGATATTCCAGTAAATAGTATTATTTATTGTGACCCACCTTATAATGATACCACTTCTTATAAGACAGGTGCTTTTGATACTGATAAGTTCTGGCAATGGTGCAGGGATAAGGTAAAAGAAGGGCATAAAGTATTTGTGTCTGAATACAATGCGCCAGATGATTTTGTACGTGTGTGGCAGAAGGATATTTCTTCTATTTTGGGTACTACCTCTAGGACTGTTACAGAGAAACTATTTATATATAAACAATGAATACCAAACTTTACTATGAATATTGTAGTAGGGTTCTTAATGGTGAAATAATAGCTGGTGAAACTATTAAGCTGGCTTGTAAGAGATTCCAGAATGACCTTAAAAGGGATGATTTGGAATTTAAAGAGGACAAGGTAGATAGAGCCATTCTGTTCATTAGCACATTGAAGCATTATACAGGTAGACATTCTGGTAAACCATTCACTTTAGAAGGATGGCAGCAGTTTATAATAGCTAATATAGTTGGATTCTACTGGAAGGGAACTACTACCAGAAGATATACTAGCAGCTATATAGAAGTAAGTAGAAAGCAGGGTAAGACAGCTTTAGCTGCTGCTTTATGCTTGTATTATTTAATAGCTGATGGTGAAGATGGTGCAGAAGTATTACTGGCTGCTAATAGTAAAGAGCAGGCTAAGATAGCCTTTGATATGTGTAGCAAGTTTAGTAAGGGATTGGATTCTAAAGGCAAGTATCTTACAGCCTATAGAGCTGATATTCTGTTTAACCTTACTAATTCCAAGTTGAAAGTATTGGCTGCTGATGATAGTAAGCTGGATGGATTTAATGCTAGCTTTGGTTTATTGGATGAATATCACGCTGCTAAGAATAGTAAAGTACGTGATGTTATTAAGTCCAGTATGGGGATGAGAATGAATCCACATCTTTGTACTATTACTACTGCTGGCTTCGATAAAACTTTACCCTGTTATCAATTAAGAACCGTAGCTATAGAAGTGCTTAATGGCTTAAAGGTAGATGATGAAATGTTTATAGCTATCTATTCTTTAGATGCTAATGATGATTGGAGAGATGAAAAGAACTGGGTTAAATGTGCACCAAACTTGGATATTACAGTAACTTCCAAATACATTAGAGGACAGGTACAACAGGCAATAAATAACCCTGCTGATGAAGTCGGAGTTAAAACTAAGACTTTGAATTTATGGTGTGACAGTTCTAATGTGTGGCTACCAGAGGACTATATTATTAAGTGCAGTCAGGAAGTAGACCTTAATAAGTTTGCTGGTATGGATTGCTATGTAGGTGTGGATTTAGCTGCTACTTCGGATTTGACTGCTGTAGCCTACTTAGTAGTACTGGATGGTACTTACCACTTCAAAACACATTACTATCTTCCAGAATCGGCATTAAAGGATAAGGCAGATAAGGAACTTTACAAATACTGGAAGCAGCAGGGGTATCTTACTGTTACCAGTGGTAATGTTACCGATTATGACTATATAACTACTGATATGCTTAGATATGCTGATGTAGTTAATATCCAGTCTGTAGGATATGACAAGTATAATGCTACACAATGGGCTATAGATTCTACAGAGCAGGGATTACCATTAGAAGAATATCCACAAACACTAGGTAACTTTAATATGCCTACTAGAGAACTGGAAAGGCTGATACTATCTGGTAAGGCAGTTATTGATAACAATGAAATAAATAGGTACTGCTTTAGAAATGTTACTTTGAAGTCTGATTATAATGGTAATGTTAAACCGAATAAGGCAGTAGATAAGAAGAAGATAGATGGAACTATAGCAATGATACAGGCTTTAGGTATGTATCTGAGAACACCACATTACACAAATGAAATACTGACTATTTAATGGGAATTTTTACTAATTGGTTTAAAAAGAAAGAACCAGAACAGGAAACCAGAGGGTTATTCTGTGATTCCTTAATGTATAATATGAATGGCGGTTATACCACTAATAAGGCTATGCTGTTATCTACAGTCTACAGATGTGTAGATGTTATTAGTGATGCAGTGGCACAATTACCATTAGAGCCATACTACATTAATGATTCTGGTTATAAGGAGAAATTTATTAAGCATCCTACCTATTATTTACTGAACAAAGAACCTAATCAGAAGATGAGCAGGTTTACTTTCATTAAGACTTTGATAGTAAGTACACTGCTTAAAGGTAATGGATATGCTTACATAGAAAGAGATGCTAAAGGAGATGCAGTGGCACTTCATTATTTACAGCCAGATTATGTTACTATTACTGAACAGAAGGACGGAATTAAATATAGTGTTGTAGGTATTAAAGGACTGGTAGAGCCTTGTAATATGATTCATATACTGAACTTTAGTTATGATGGTATTACTGGAATCAGTACTTTACAACACGCCAGACAGACTTTGGGACTGGCTACAGATTCCGAATCACACGCGCAAGGATTCTTTAAAGGTGGTGCTAATCTGGCTGGTATTCTTAAAGTACAATCTACTTTAACTGGTAAGCAGAAGGCAGACTTAAAAACTAGCTGGCAGACTGCTTTTAGTCCTACTACTGGTACACCTAATGGAGTAGCTGTATTAGAAGGTAATATGGATTTCCAGCCTATTACAGTGAATCCTGCTGATGCACAACTATTAGAAACCAGACAGTTTAATGTAATTGATATTTGTAGGTTCTTCGGGGTATCACCTGTAAAAGCATTTGACTTATCCAAGAGCAGTTATAGTACTGTTGAGGCTACCCAGCTGGCTTTTCTTACTGATACATTATCACCATTACTAGAGAAGATAGAATTAGAGTTTGAAAGGAAGCTGTACAAGCCTTCTGAAAGAAGTAGAATAGATGTAAGATTTGATACTTCTGTATTACTAAGAGCAGACAAACAATCTTTAGCAAACTACTACAATACACTGTTTAATATCGGTGTGGTTAGTGCCAATGAGATTAGAAAGCAGTTGGATTTACCTGCTATAGATGGTGGAGATTCCCATTTCGTACAAGTGAATCTAATGGAGATTAAAAATGCTGCTAATAACATTCTATCTAATAACAATATAATCAATGATACAGACAATTTACAAGGGAACTGACTTGGTATTCAATATTAAGTTGGAAGATAAGGACGGTATTCCATTTAGGGTAAGAAACACTTCTGAATTTATACTTAGACTTTACACCACAAACCCAGCAGAGTTTATAGAATGTAGTTTTAAA